ACTCACTGGTTTGCGCTACTGGCTGTTCGTCATAGTACTCAAAAGAAGTAATGTTAGGATTACGACCCAATGTAAGTGGGTTCGTAATTTCGTGTCCACCGTCTTCAAACTCAACGCGGTTGTTAGCAAAAGCCCACGCCATTAGAGCGTTAGACTTAATAGAAGCAAGTATTAGCTTCTTACGCGAACGAGTAAGCGTTGATTCGAGGACCGTGGCAATAGGTGTACTTGCCATTGCTCACTCCTAGTTGATTCCAGCATCTTCCATAGCCTGACGAATAATGTCATCGGTAGATGTATTTACGTCTGCCACCTGCGCGGTATCGGTAACTCTTGTATCTGTTACGTTACCATCAGGGACAGCTTGCTGCGTATTAACACTAGACGGTTGCACTTGTGATTGCAATTGTTCTAGGGATTTCGTCCAATCTAGACCACGCTCGTGGTAGTAAGACCGGAGTTTAAAATACGCGGCTTCTGGACTAAGAGTAGATTCTTGTTGCAGAAGTCGGGCGAGAGAGTCTTCGTGAGGCGCGGCATCGGGATATTTTGCGCTAAACTCGTTGTAGATTTCTAAGGCACGATTATTAGCCTCTTGTGTGTCAACCCTCTCGGTTTGTTCTGTTAACAGTGGTTGCAGCGCGGTATCCATCATCTGCTTGACAGCTTTCATATCCAAGCCGCCACCACCAATAGCATCTATATTATGCCCCGCAGCTTGGGCCTGTGTCAACATATATTGTATGGTTTCAACAGGATTCTGCTTATAAGAGGAAATTATTTGTGCGCCTGTTGTCATTTCCTCCGGTGTGAGGTCGTATTGTGTGCTAAGTGTACCAGCACTGTTAATTGCTTCTATTTGCGCTTGGAGAGTTGAGACTTCTTTTGTTGCTGTATCGGCTCTCGCTTTCTCTCTTTGTGCTGTTTCGTAGAAGCGCCTTTCTTTTCCTCCTGTAGCAACGACGTTTCCTTGTGCATCAACGAGGTCTTGGGGACCACCAGACGTTTTCTCTGGTGCGTCTTTTCCATCGCCGCCCTCAGTACCTTGTTCACTACCGGCTGTAGGTGTCTCTTTGTCAGAGTCCGTCGTCGCTCCTGTATCTTCGCCGCTAGTACCTTCATCTGTAGTCTGTTGGTCATCCCCTTCTCCAATACTGTCTAGTATTGCTTCATCAGTGCTAATGAGTTCTTCATTCATCGTACTTCCCCTTATTGGACTGGTTGTTCAGCAGCTTGCTGTTGCCCTTGCTGCATTGCAGCTTGCAAAGCCTTCTGCGGAGATACACCGGATTGAATAGCTTGTTGTACTTGCTGCTTCAATTCGGGGGGTAACTGGGCTAATACTTGTTTTAATTGATCGGGACTAGCCGTACCGACATCGTTCTGTCCACCGTCTTGTCCTTCAGCGGGAGGCTGTTCTGCCCCAGCTTGTTGTTCTACAGCAGCAATAAGTTCTGTCCAATCTTCTTCTCGCATCGTTACTTCATCAAAAGCTTTCTCCATGACTTGTAACATAACTTTGAGAACTGGTCCTGGGGCTGCATTAACGAACTGGCCTAAGACTTGTCCAAACTCTAAGGCTTCTTCTTTCTTAGCGGCACTTGTCGGTTTCTTAGTGGAACCGCCAAGTACAATAAGTGAAAGGCTACCAATTTCCTCTGGTGATAGGTTCTCCCAAACCTCTTGTGCTTCTTCACCAACCAATGATACCACCTGTTCTACTGGCATATGTTGGAGGCAAAGTTGAGCAACACCCCAATAGATAGCCCCAATCCAATCCTCAATTTGATCACTTTTCTCATCAACGCGCATATTAGCTGATTGAGTATTAGCTTGTACCGCAGCCTTGTTAGTATTGGTCTTAAACTGCTCCCCACGCAAGACTGTGCCAACAGAGGAGATACGATCAATGGCTCTATAGTAGTCCTCTTTATTAAAGAGTTGATCAAACTGTATAGACGGTGGGGGAATGGAACTGATAACGTCAGAGAGCTTTGTCTCTATAGGGACATTCAACCCCCTAGCTGTCCCATCATCACCGTTCAACACTACAGTAGCATCCTCTTGCGATAGCACATTGCTATTATAGAAGATGTTACGCCTCCCCCACCGCCTAGCTCTACGTGTTTCATCTGTTATTTCATTGATAGCATCTTGTTGATCTAGGTAATAGGAGACTTCACCTTTGGTAAGCGGCCCATTAGGAGACTCAAAGAAGGTCAATGGATAGAAAGGAAAGAATGTATCAAGGCGGTCAGGATCATCCCAGACCCATATCGGCCATGTCCAATCTTTAGAGTTGAACATAAGGACTCTACGAGTAACCCTGTCGTAGACCTTAAATACCTTGGTCATCTTGGCCTTTTCAAATGATATTTCATCATTAAAGCCAAATGACTTTGCTGTATCCTTTCCTTCTTCGAAGATACTAAAATTGTCTGCACTGTTATTGTCATCGTCGTTTTGTTCACCTAATGACACCTTCATAATATGAGTAGGTGCATAGATAGAACGGAACTCATTAGACTTACCCTTACGTTTAGCATACTTAGCAAGAATGAACTCAGTTGGCAGGATATCTTCTTCAATAAGCCAGTTAGCATCCGTTAGGTCTATTTCCTTGGCACTGGGATCTACATGAATCTCAAATGGGGATTTGACCTTAGCAAAGGGACCAGAGGGTTGCAAGATATCAATGCTCTCTTCAAGAGCCTGTATCTTACCTTCTATTTCAATGATCTTCTTAGTATCTTTAGCCTTCTCTAGCTGGGTAGCGAGTTTAGATAGATCATCTAATGCTTGTTCACTACTCTCTTGCCTTGCCGTCCAGCCAATCTTAATCCAAGCTCTGTTAGTAAGAAGACAAGTAACAACACATCTCTTGGCTTTAGGTTTGAGATTGATCCCAGGAGTTGCCTTACGTCCACCAATGACGTTGACAAGTCTCTCAGTAATTGTAGCTAGTCTCTTCTTGCTTTCTACATTAGAAGTGAACTCTGCTTCTGGGTTCCTAGAGTAAAGGGCCGGGACCATAGTAGTAACATTCGCAAAGACTACGTTCTCTGTTTCCGTTATATTGGAGTTGAGCTTCTGGTTTCCCAGTGTATTGCCGGAAGCGAATTGCTGCTTTACACGATGTTCCAGTTGATCGTTTTCAAAGTAACGGATAGCTTCAGACCAAGCTTCCCTAACGTCTTCTGTATGGGACTTGGCCTGTGAGACACGAGACTTCCACATCTTACCAGTAGCCTTAGAGACAGGAATCTTACTGTCTCCTACTACACGGTAGGAGGGTTCTCTCCTCTTACGCTTCCTAACTGGTTTATCGTCACCAAGAGATTGATCTATATTAGCATCAACTTCTTCGGGGATTTGATCTTCGGCCATTACCGTGTCATCCTTCTAACTAACTGTTGCATAAGATCAGCTAGGGCTTCATCTAGTGTCTCATTTTCAAATGCTGGCCTTAACTTTGTCTTTACTTCTTCTGGCATTTTGCTGATTATCCTGTGGACTTTATCCATGTTAGGCTTAATCTTATTAGCTTCTCTTGCTGCATCTGTTACTTGTGAGGCTAGTGTCCTAAATTTATGTAACTGTGCGCTAGATTGTCCAACTTGAGCTAGTTCACCTTCACCTCTCTTAGGTGGAGTAGTCTTGATAGTAAAGTCCTGCTTTCTAGATATGTCCTTGCCAGATAATGCTCCCTGTGTCTCAGGGATTAAGCCAGCTTTATTAGGGCCACCAAATAAGTCCAATGCAGCTTCATCTATTTCTTTAAGCCTGACAGACTTTGGAATGAGGATATCCCTTGCGGCTGACTTCTGCAACTCAGGAGATAATGTTTGCAGGAATATGTCGGTATCTAGTTCATCCTGTATCTTGCCAATTTGCCCCTTTTCAAATTCTCCTGATAAGTTATCTAGTTGTTCGGCTGACTCCGCAACGTCCATTGATTCTTTCCCTGGTCTAATCCTTTTCTGCTGTCTGAGTTTGCTTACAGGGCCACTAGCTTCATCCATTAAATCTTTAACTTCTCTAGGAACACCTAGACTAGCTTCACCGGGGGCAAATTCCGAGGTTTCGCCAAAAGCTGCTGGAGGTTTGTCATAACGAGAGGTATATTTTACATTACCTCTGGGCATATACTTTTGTTCCCCACGGGCTATTGCGGCCTTTCTTCCCCCTTCCACTCTTTTTCTCTCTTGTACTGATTTAAACTTCTTTTTAGGACTTGTTGCCTCGAAAGCTGCTTCCACATTCTTGGTTGCTGTTGCTTCTAATTCATCAAGAGGAACTTGTGTGGATAGCTTGTCCATTTCATCTTCTAAGGCATCAAGAAACTGTTTAGGGCGTACTCCTTCTTCTTCTATATCGAATTTAGTACCTAAACTCTCAGCTAAAGTATCCGGTCCCGGTCCTGTTTCTCCTCTACCGGGAATAGGTTTGCCGGGGGCAGGAGAAGTAGTTACACTTCTTTTAGGAGATGCAGGGAGTTGTTGTCCAGGCATAGCACCTTCAACTTTATCTCCTACTTTAGTTCCAAGTAACTTAATAAGAGCTTCTCTTATC